CATCCTGCCTACTCGTAGGCTGACCAGCATCACTAATAACTTTAGCGGTGTATGCGTGTACATCAAATCCAGTAGATACTTCTTCAATTGCGACTCCATCTTGTGATAAATAAGCGGCAGCGCGAAACTCTAGCTGCGCAAAATCAGCTTCAAGTATCTTACCACCATCAAATCGGGACACGAATACTTTTTTAACAGGGAACGTGCCGCCCCGTGGCATGTTTTGCATGTTAGGGTCTGCACCCGATAAACGTCCTGTTGCAGTACGGTGCTGTAATAATCTAACATGCAGCTTACCATCTGGTTTAGTAAATGTTTTAATGCCATCAACAAATGATGATAGGTATGTATCTAAAGCACTAAGTCTCTTTACTTTGTGTAAAAAACTCATTGCATCATCCATACCCCTTTGTCTGGCAAAACCTTCTAGGATTTCTAAGTTCCCTTTACTAGTGGTAAAACCATGTGCGCTAATCCATTTAGCGTCAGGTGCAGAGAATTTAAGACCTGCTAATTCATTTGTTTCAATGAATTTATATCCTATACTTTTACAATCAGAGCAGTTACTAGCTTTAGCCCACTTAGTTCCATCCTTCTTTGTTCTGTAATACTTACCACTACCAAAACAATTCTTACATTGTTTTGCCTTTGTTTTATATACCAAGTCAGAGTGTGACTTAACTGTATCTTTATACTTATCCTTTCCCATATAAGGGTCAAAATAATTTTGCCACATAGTTTTATCATGTGGTTTTCTACTGTATATAACTTGAGACAACTGCTCTGGACTATTTAAATTAACGGGTGTATCTCCCATAATCTCTGTTATTTGTTTTTGTAAATCAAGAACTAACTTTTTCTTTTCTGTTTCAAACTCCAAACGAACTTCCTCAAGAGCATCTAGATCAACAGCAAAACCTCTTTGGTATATACGAGATAATGCAACAGCAACTTTGTTGGTTAAAATAACTGTTTCAAGTAAACCCGAATCAGGTAGTGTATTAAGACGGTAATACAACTTATCAGCCAACTGCTGTGTAGCTTTTAGGTCAGCAGATAAATACTCTGTTAACTCTTCAATAGGGATGTCACGAGTGGTAACGCCTTTTTTAAAATATTCTTTAAGCGTATCCTGTTTCTTTGTCTCTAAATCATAACGGTTTGCACACATTTCTAATGATAGGGGTTCTTTCTGCCCTCTCTGCAATACATACTCAGAAAGCATTGTATCAAAAACAGGGCCATCATATACAAAACCAGACTCCCATAGCCACAACAAATCATGTGCAGCATTGTGCATAATAAGAACAGTAGCTTGATCAAGATACCATTGCACACGCTCATGGTAGTCGTGTCCACTAAGATGCTCTTCATGATCAAAAGGAAAGTGCTGTTCGTGTCCTTGATCGGTAAGTACACCAACCATAGTCAATGAGTTAGTAGGCTCAAAAGGATCAAGGTGTAGTTTACCATCTCTAGTTACTGTTGTATTTTCTACATCAAGTGTTACTTTCATTTGTATTCTCCTCATGTTCTTGTAGGTATAACACAGCCTTCTTAACTCTGTCAAGGCTATCTGAAAAAGCACCTAATGCGGTATTGCAATGGTGACAAAGCCAACCTCTAAAAGTTTCACTGTCGTGGCAATGATCCAAAACCCAATTCTGTAATCTCTTTTGTCCCTTGCTTCCTATCTCATCTATATTCCTTGTGCATATGGGACAACAATAATCTTTGTCAGGGTAAGGATGCTTCGCCTTTAGTTCTTTAACTAACCTTGATTGATTACGTGAACAAGTACGACACTTTCTTTTAATCTCACCCGATTGCATATGTTGAAACTGATCCACAGGCTGTCGCTCCCCACAATTATTACAGATCAACCCATCAATAACTTCTTCTTTGGTAAGAGTAAACAGTTCACCTTGCATTACGCTGTATACCTTCCTGTGTGGTAGTCAAGCTCACAAGTAACTACTCCATGCCAACCAGATAACTTATTCTTCACTACGTTTAAGTGCCTCTGTAAGTCTTCAATGTTTGGATCATCCTCTTGCTTCATTGGGTTTTTAGCAATCAGAAGCATTAGATCAGCTTCAGCAGCTTTACCTGTGCGTGAGCCTTCCATCATAGACTGATTAAGTAATACCTTACCCTCTGCCTCTGCACTAAGCTGAGACATATAAAATACTGCACACTCATGCTGCTTGGCTATCTGCCTAGCGTGAATAGCGTTAGCTTTTAGTGCCTCATCTGCCCTAGCAAAGCCACCAGTACGAGCAAATTTATCCCCCATATCAAGAAGAATTAAATCAGGCTTATATGACTTACAAACAGACTCAACCCATGACATGTCACGACCTGTGGCATCTTTGATCTTAATACGTTCCTTCACAGGTGCATACAAGTCACGTGCCTTACTTGGATTGGCTTTGATTTGCTTCATAGTCATACCTGTTGCAGCAGTAAGGTATCTAGCACCAACACGATGGCTACCTTCCTCATTACATAAGATAACACAGTTAGCACCTTGTGATGCAAAACCACCCGGACTGGCAATAAGACTGGCATGGAAGGATGTCTTGCCTGTGTTTGGCCTAGCACCTATCTCAATCAAATGCCCAGCATTGATACCCTCAATCTGCCTTGTAAGACTAGGAACATTGAATGTCCACCTTGCTTCCAAGTCGTTCTTGTTTAGTAGTGTATCAATCTCTATGTCATCCCACTCTACATTTAGGTCAGGTGTAAAGTCGTCATTGTACTGCTCAAGTAGTAGCCTCAACGGCTCTAGGCTGGTCTGTGACCCATTAACGTAATCAAAGCCTAGCTCTGCTATGTCTGTACCCACTACCTGTTGGAATAGCTTTGAAAGCACTTCCTGTGCCACATCAGACCCCATAGGTTGTTCACCTTTGATCTGCTTAAACAGTACTAGATAGGCTTGCTTTTGTGCTGTAGTCATAGATGGATTACTAGACACAAACAATGCCTCAATCTCATCTGGGGTCACAGTACGTTCATACCTATCCATAGCACTATCAATTGCTTTTTTAATCTTACGATTATCAGGACTAAACAATCTGTCAGGACAACGTGCGCCACGATGGTTGTCGTAGAACTCCTTGTCCATTAAACTTCTAAGTAAACTCATTTCCATTTTATTCTCCTTTGTCGGTTCTGAAAGATAACAACTTTTGGATGTCATCTTGGCGTTGGTATTTTATATCATCATTAAGACGTAACACTTTAACGTCTTTTACATAACCTCTTAACTCTTTAGCAAATTGTAATGTCTTGGGTAACGCATCGGGGTCTAGTGCAATTACTGCTGTTGAGAACTGTGCAAGATACCTTTTATGCGACTCTTGTAAACTCGTACCAAGAAGCGCAACCCCGACAAAGGAATCATAGCCACCAACCACGGCTGCACTTACACAGTCCTCAACAACTACTGCGACACTACCAGAACCATGCACATAAGGCAAGCTATTTTTTCCATATCTTTTCCACTTAGGAAATCTATTACCTAAAGACCGTCCAGTAGCATCTACTATTACGTTATCGTGTATAACAGGAAACACAACCCTATGTTCCTTTACATCATATAACAAACCTAATTCATCTTCATTGATATGCCACTTTGCACACCAAGAGATTAAACTTCTCTCCCCACGATGTGCAATTACATATGGGGGCATATCAAAAGGCTCATCATCCTCAAGTGTACCACCACCCATCTGTAGCTTTTTAATATCCGCTACAGTAAGACTACTTCGTAACGAACCACTTATATTACAAGATACTTTGTAACAATTCCATAAAATAGAACCCATATTATTGGTTACAGTAAAAGTCTTCTCATTTTTGTTTCTACCACAATTAGGGCAAACAAGTCTTTTTGTTTCCCCATTAGCAATATCTAAATCATATATAAAACCTATAATATTCATTATATACTCCTATTATATATATAATAGTATATATACCCTTGGGCAATGACAATGCTTTTATAACATACATTTTTCATGTGGTCAATCCCTTTCGTGTTTTTAATGCTAAGTCTGCACTATTAAAAGTATTCTTCATATAAGGTTTCACACTTTGTGGATTTGAATGTCCTGTAACCGACATAATATTTCCCATAGACACTCCTGCGTCTACCATCTCAGTTGTGCCAGTTCTACGTAAGTCAGATAGCCTTAGTTCCTCTGGTAAATTTGCTTCACGCATTATACGCCTAGCAACTTTAGGTAATCTGTGCATAGTATATGGGCTGTAAACACCTTTAATTGGTTGTGTCATTGGTGCAATGTAAGGCTGAAAACCAAAGTCCTCATGCTGCTGCTCCAACATCTCACACAATTCTTCTGAAATAGGCAAAAATACTTCTGCCTTTCTCTTAGATTGTTTTATATGAACACGTTTGAGATTAAAGTCTACCGCATCCCATGTCAGTAGTCTCATATCCCCTAGTCTTTGACACCATTCGTATGCCATCTGTGCAATAAGACCCACGTTACGGGTGCTAAATTGCCCATAGGCCGCTTCTAGGAACTGTTGTACTTGCTCCCTACCCCAAACGACCTTACGGACGCTCACAGAGCGTTTTTTGACCGCTAAAAAAGGGTTTACCAATACCATCTCCATATGTAGTCCATGATTGAATAGTATTCTTGTTGCAGATATAACATGATTCGCTAACTGCACTCCCCTCTCACACCATTGGTTGTATGACAGCTTCGCCATTCGGGACGATACTTTATCACAGTACCTCTCCCGAATAGCTTTGCCCTCAACTACAGTGTCGAGCATGATGCCAATATGATACTGATACTGTTTCTTAGTTTCATCACGTAAGTTATTGAAATCATAAGAGTTGTAGTAATCATGTACCACATCCTGTAGTTTGTACCGTGTCATTATGCCGCAGCCAATTCTTTGAATGCGGGGGTGTTGATCCAGCTTGACACATCTACTTCACGCTTGAACATAGATATGGCTTGTGTATCATGCCCTGTGTCTCGTAATGCAAAACCGTTACGCTCATCTGCATAAGAGGCATAGTTAGTGAATGCGGAATATAATGCCCAAAGATTACGCCCACGGACATTTACTTCTTGGTTATATAAGCTATACATCTTTTGGGACTTTCGCTCAGACTTGAGGATAGTATCCAACAAAGACTTGACATCAACTGTAGCGAGACTTGTAACAGCCCAACGCTGCATCTGTTCAGCCTGTGCAGTGAAGTCCTGTTGTGACTTGTGTAGTTCAGTAATGAACCTGTCAAGACTAAAGTTACTGGTATTCTTACGCATGACCTTGCTGTGATCTCCTGTAATCTGACCATTGAGACAGAAAAAGTCTATAGCACCAAAGATAGTGGTGTTAGAACACGTGCCATTTACCCCATGCAAGGCGATGATACGCTTCATAAGGCTAGTCTCATGCTTGTCAGTGGTAATCTTTGCAGTGACGTTGGGCAGTGTCATGTCCATCATAGCCCAGCCATCTTTATGTGCGCTGCGCCAATTAATCTGTGCGCCTTCCATGTCGTAGTCTGACAATGTTTCAGTCGTAGTGTCCATGACATTGCGGAAGAAGTCACCATGTGATGCACAGGTGAAGCCATTGCCTACGATACCGATATAGTCACCAGTATTAGCATTGATAACATACTTCTTATCATCTACTTTTGTAGGCTCAAAGATAGGGTCAAAGTCTAAGTTTTTTGGAATATATTCTAGCATATGTATTCTCCTTTGGTTAGTGTCTCAACTTGCGACAGTTTGTCTGCCCAAGAGGACAAGTGATATTGTGTTATATAGTATTATTCAGCAAATGTCAACCGTGTTCACGGATGTCAAAGTTAAACTCATGGCGCAGCCTGTCCTTTGCATCTGCCAATTCTTGCAGGTCATAGGCAGTAATAGCTTTGATACCACCCATGTCAGGATATAAGGCAGTGTC